ACCGAGCATTGCAAGACGGCCATTAACCTTCTCTGCATATTTCCAATAGTGGTGTTTTGTATCAATCATTAGAATACACCTGGAATAATTTGTCCTGTAGTTGCGTATGCACCGATAAGTGCAACAAAACCAATCATCGCCCAACGACCATTTACTTTCTCAGCGTTCTGAGGGTAACCTTCGTAAGACACAGATTCATCAATGTAAGGACGGGTTTCAGATGGATACATGTTTTGGCGACCACCGCTTTCTGTAACTGTTGTCATTGAATTATTAAGTTATGTAACTATATTATATATAAAATGTTAAATTTTGTCAAGAAACTTTACATAGTGATATCCGAACAAAATTAAAGGGACCTTATGGTCCCTATAAAATAAACTAATCTAAGTTGGTTGATTTGGTTGTTGAGGTTCGGTTATTCTACCAAGATACGGATCATAATTCATTAAAGTATCAATTGATAGATTAACTCCGTTTTGTTGCCAGAAGTTTAAGATACCCTCATGATTCTGTCTATGAAATATTTCTATATGATCTGGATGTATTGATGAACCCATTTCTAATTTGTAAAGTAAAAGGGGAACAGAATAAGTATTGCCAGAATTGTAAACTAAATCATCCGCAACTGCTCTAGGTTTCACACCTTGATCAAGTTTATACTTATCTCCATGCACATGAAACTTTAACAACTTTTCTGCATGATGCCTGTTAATTAAATATGCTGCTGTAGAAAAATCGTTTACAAATCTTTTATGTAAGATCGCAAATAATGTTCCTGTGCATATGATTGCTATTTGTACTACATCCCAATCATAAGGTATTCTTGAATAAAAATCTTTCCAGGTAAAGTTCCAAGATTTTACAGTTTCAAAGTTAAGATCATCCTCTGCAATAATTGCATAAGGAGTATCTGATGTTTCATACCAATGTTTAATTGCTTTCAAATGTGAGGTAGTGCATCCAATCTCTCCAGAAGACATATTTTCTGGATACCTACCTTTTATAATATCACTTAAATCATCCTCTCTACCATCGTATCCAGAGATTCTTTCATAGTTTTCTATCTCCCAATACTTAAGTTGAGATTCCATATAAATTTTTCTTTCTGGTTCACCATCTAAATTGATATAATAAATCGGTGGCAACCCCTTGAGTTTATATGCTGATTTGTTTTTGTCCATGTCAATCAAGAATGTTTATTGTTGGAACCCAACCAAGTTCCATTAATTGTGAAATGTCGGCACAAGTGATATCTCTTTCACCTGGTGTGTCTTCTTTAATAGGTAGGTCACCCATTCCCATCTTAGTTGCGAGATCAATAACTGATACAGGATTTCCTGTACCAACATCTAATACTCCATTATAACTGCTAGGGATCAAAGTTGCAATAGCAGTTACAACATCATGAACATGAATCCAATCTCTTTTATGTCTTGTCAGATAAGTTGCAGTTTTTTCTTCTAACATACGATATAACATATCAGAACGACTTACCTTTTCTGCCCATACATTAAAGAATCTCATACCCACACTATTAGGTGGTGCTTGAATCTCATTTACTTTTTTAGATATTGCATAGGCATTTATCCACCATTCATACACAGATGCAGAACTTGCATACAAACATCTCACATTATTATCTCTACAATAATCAAATATTGGTTTAGATTTTACAACATTATTCTCCCAAAATAAATCAGGATTTTCAATTGCCTCACGTATTGCAGCATTTGCTGCTAGATGTATCACTACGTCATATTTTTTATTTGTTTTAAAATCACCCAAATCGTGTGGAATATCATATCCGTCAACTTGATGTCCTTGTGATAGGAGATGTTCGTAAACATGACTTCCTATAAAACCAAGATGTCCTGTAACTAATGCTTTCATTTAGATAACCTCTTTTTAAGATACTCTTGATTCTCATAGTAATTTCTTATCGTATCTTTATCTTGTTTCCTAAACCATTGCCATAACTTATCGTTCTCAATAAACTTAGGATTACTATAATGAGAATTGAAAGTTCTTGAGTGTTCTAAATGATAAAGATCACTCCATACTCTACCAACTTTATACTGTAAACACATCATTCTATAGTATAATTCACAATCTTCACATCCCCATGACATAAAGTTTTCATTCATCATACCAAAATTGATATATGACTGTCGATTGAATACTTGAGAGAATCCTACAGTTGATGGTAGTCTAAAAGAATTAGATTTTAATATTGATAAATCAAAATTGGATTGAATAAACTTTAAATATATTTCTTGATTATAGTTGACTGCATTTTGATACACACCACATCCATAGGGATATACAAAATCATATCCTTGCTCATCTATTAACTTATAAGTTTCTGTATAAGTTTCTTTCGGAAAAATTACATCTACGTCATAATGCCAAACAACTTTAGATTTAGTCTGGTCAAATAAATCATTAATATATTTTGTTCTATGAAATAATGTATTAGCATCTTTGTATTCAAAAGTATGAATAATATTACTAGTATCAGCATACTTTTTAATTTCTGGATATGCTACATTTTTAAAAATAGATTCACTATCAACTTCTTTTAAATAAATTTTTGCTGTCGGAATTGTATTTGAAAGATAAGTTAGTATAGAAATACAATTCCTTAACCTATCATTAGATTCTATACGAATTGGAATAATAAAAGATATATCCATCACATTAATATCCAATCATCTAAGTATAGATCTTTAGTGTCATTGTTTGGATATGCAGGACCAAACCATGTTTTAGGTGCAATCACTTTACCTTTTTTATTCTGTAACCATGCACCCCACCAACTCATCGAACTATTTGCAATTATAGCACCAGAACATAATGACATCAAACACAAATCAATAAAAGGTTCATAAGATCCATCATCATACTTATCTTCTGGTATTGAGATAGCAAATCTGTCAGGTTTAAATATTTCTTGTTCCTGTACCCACTCAGGAGAGTCTGAGCAGACAATAACTGGTGTATCTTCTGGAAATGCTTGTAATGCCTTTTCGTAGTACTCAAGGGATTGTGGAGGGTGCTGATCAGAACACTCTGTATATGACCACTTAAAACCACGAGGATCTACTAAATTGGGATCTCCTCTACGAACATGTAAAAATATAGGTGCAGAGTCTAATGAATTTATCATTTCCCTACATGGTTCTATTATATCACTATGGAATGTAAATTCATTCCTTATTTCATTTTCAATATTTTTAAAATATTTTTCTGTTTGAAAGAAACCATTTAAACTAATTTCATTAGGACAAAGATTAAATAATTCCTCATCAAAATGAAACTGCCTCTCTCCTACAACTGGTGCATATCCGTTATCTAATAATTTTAAATTAGTCCTAGTTACTGACGGTAAAGTAAATGCTCGATCTAAACTATAATTTTCGATTCCTTTATTTGTAAATGGTGGAATACACCAATCATATCCTTTATTTGCTGCAATACCTCTTAATGCTGCATACTCAAACATCTGGTTTCCCAATCTACCCATGTTACCGAGATTGTTAAATCCAATCATAATGCACTCCTCCTCTTAACATAATCTTGTGATTCATAATATCTTAAAAGATCCTCTTTAGATTGAGATCTAATCCAATTCCACAATTCAGTATTCCTTTGCCACATAGGATTACTAAACCATGAGTCAGTAGATCTACCATGCTCTAAATGGTAAACGTAATCACTTACTCTGACTACTCTATTTCCTAATACATTTAGTCTATAATATAGTTCACAATCTTCTGGTCCCCATGCGTGAAAGTTTTCATTCATCATATAAGAATGAATATAATTTTCTTTACGAATAAACTGGCACCATCCTATTGTTGAGCAAGTTGAACTACTATATGTATCCAATTGTTTTACATCTAAATCTGAGTTAATAAAATTATCAAATATGTTATTATCATACTTAACTGCTTTCTGATATATTCCACAACCATAAGGATATACTGCATCACATTGATCTCTCATTATCATTTCATATGCTAGAGTATAACTTGTGATTGGAAGTAAGACATCAGTATCATAGTTACAGACCACTTCAGTATCAGATTTTTGAATCAGATCATTTAGTATTTTAGTTTTATGAAAATAATTAGTGGTTTGTTTTTCATATATGTAATCAAATCTATGACTAATGATACCAAATCTTTTTACCAGATATGGCATAATAAGTTTTGAAAATTTATTCTCAGTATCGCATTCTTTTACTATGATTTTTGCGTCAAATTTAGTTAAAAGATATGTCAAGACAGTAATTAAATTTCTGACTCTATCTTCAGATTCAAGTTTTACTGGAATTAAAAATGTTAGATTCATGAAACTGGTGGAATTGGTGTAGGATCATTATAAATTTTTATCCATCTATCTGGAATCATATCCTTTGTATCAAGATGTGCATTTGCTGAACCAAACCAAGGTTCTGGTGCAATAACTTTTCCTGTATCATTTTGTAACCATGCACCCCACCAAGATAAAGATGAGTTAGCAATGATAGCACCACTACAAAGCGACATCAAACATAAATCCACATAAGGAACACTAGCACCATCACCAAACGTTTCATAAGATGAATCAGAAAAATGAAATCTATCCCCTTGCAACCACTCTTGACGTTTACACCAATCAATTAAATCTGATACAACTATAACATTTTTATCTTCTGAAAATTCTTTGAGTGCCTTTAAATAATAATCTGGTTTACATAAAGGATGAAACTCCTGTAACATTTGATATGACCATTTCTCTCCTCTACGTCCAGTTACATTTGGATTACCTCTACGAACATGAAGAAAAATACAATTATCTCTCCCACCAAGACTGTCAATAAATTCTTTACATGGATTTAAATATCCCTTTTTAAAAGTATAATCTTTTCTTATATCGTTTGAAATGTGTTCAAAGTATTTTTCTGTTTGATATATGCCAGAATAATTAGTATTATCTCCACACTCATCAAAAAATTCTTTATGAAACAAAGTGTCTCGGCATTCTATTGTAGGAAAATTACTTTCACCTGTTTGCTTACATCCAGACAATTCAAAGCAATCAAATAATCCATAATTATCATATCTAGGAGCATCTGATTCTGGAATCATCCAATCAAAATTACACTTTGCTGCCATACCACGAATGAAGGCATACTGAAACAATTGATTGCCCAATCTACCTTCATTACCTAACCCGTTAAATGATATAGTCATAAGTTTTTAAGATCAATTTTATCATAAAAATGTGTCCAATCATATTCAAGACCTTTTAAAAATCTCCAAGGATGAATTTCTGGATTGCCCGTATTATGTTGTATCAATATTTCATATTGTTCTTTATTAATGTACTTAGGATTAATCCAAAAATCTTCAATCACCTCACATTTTCTAACAAGAACATAACCTTTCTCTGTCAAGAATTCTCTTTGAGGAATCTTTTCAGATTCTACTGGATGACAGTAAGCATCATGTTCAATTGTAATTACTTTAAATTCATATCCTGTATCAAAAACTCTTTTAAGAATATTAAATCTTTCACCAGGAACTTCAAGATCAATCGAAAGAAAGTCTATCAATGGTTTATTATTTAATTTGCTGACCTGCTCTTCATAATTTACGTCAAAAGCATTTTTATTTTCATACACAGTGTTTGGTCTGTATGTATTCCACTCTACAGTGTAATTGGCAAGATCAACAGCATAACCTTTCCAACCATATTTTTCGAGAAGGTATGTATTGTTATGGTATACTGGATGACGACATCCAATATCAATAAAAGTTCCTTTGTATTCTTTACCAAAAACCATTAGAGCATAAATGTCTTGTAAACCTCCTGCTCCAACATCATTTTTGTAATCTAAAGTTTTGTAGTCAAGCATTACTTACTCCATTCCTTAATTAACCAACGATCAGGCACGATATCTGATGTATCTAAATGCGTCATTGATGAACCAAACCACTTTTTAGGGTCTGGGGCAATGACCTTTCCACGATTGTTCTGCAACCAAGCACCCCACCATGAGAAAGAACTATTTGCTATTATAGCACCAGAACACAAAGACATCAAGCATAAGTCAACTTGCGGTAACAAAGTGTTCTGCATCTTACCCAAACCATCTATTGTTCTGTATGAATATCTTTCTACGTTTTCATTAAATAAAAATCTATCTTGATTAAAATATTCTTGTGCTTTGCACCATGTCAAATCATCAGTAAAAACAAAACAGGGAGTGTCATCGGGAAACTCCTTAAGGCACTCATCAAAGAATGATATTGGAAGTATTGGATGATATTGCTCTCTTCCAATATTATCAGATTGTCTTACATGTAAAAAGATTGGTGGTTTATCTAATGACTCAATATACTCTCTACATGGTTCCAAGTATCCTTTTTTGAATGTAAAATCTTGTTGAATTTGATCTGCGATATTTTCAAAATATTTTTCTGTTTGAAAGTATCCTTCTAAGTTAGAATTGTCTGGACACTCAGTAAGAAACTCAGGAGCAAAACAATGATCATTCTCTTGAACATTCTGTCCATCCACAAATCCTAAATTCTCTGGTTTGACATTTGACATTTCAAAAGTCTCAAACAATCCATAGTTATCTTTGTGTTGATAATCTTCTGGTGGTATCTTCCAATCGTAATTTCTTGCAGCAGCAATTCCTCTCAGTGATGCGTACTGAAACATCTGATTTCCAAGACGACCATTTGATCCTAGTCTGTTATATCCAATCATAAATCTACATTAAAAAAATATCCAGTTGGTTTAGAATATAATATTCTATCATCACAAACATCTTTTAAAGAATCATCTAATACATGAACTTTGTATCCTGCATCTAGTAAATCTAAACATAAACGATATTGTTGACTCTCTTGTAATATGTCAGTTCCTTTCTTATATGCAACCGATGGAAAAACAAAAGGTAAA